CTTCCGGACGCCATCCTCAAGAGCTCTTTTCCGTCTGTTTTCTTCTTTTCTGGACTCTTCATCCGGCGGCAGATAAGGTATTGCGACACATCTGCAATTAGGATGGCGGGGAATCATTGCCTCTGCTTTATCCAAAGGCCAGATGGTTCCTTCAAGAGGGGCGCACAAAGAACAAACTCTTGCATCATTTGCTGTGGACCATTCCGCCAATATCTTAACATCTTTTATACCTGCTGATTTATATGTATTGATAGTCGCTACATGATGGGCTCTTATAATCTCTGTACGGGCAATAGTACGTGCTCTGTTGATACCTATATTATCAACCACGGTATTTATATCCTTTGCTATCTGGAACGCTCCCCGACCTTCAGCAAGCCCCTGGGCCAGTATTCTGCTAATCTGCTGGTCCATTACATCAGTGACGCCTTTTAACTCATTAAAAGTTCTAGTGTAAAGTATTCCTACAGCATCGGCATTAACAGGGGAAAAGAAAGCGGCATTCATAGCACCGTCTATCGGAGCGCCTGCTTTATTTAGTTCTGAATATGCTCTTTCTATCCCTTTCTTATAAGCTGATTCTATATACAGATTTTCCCATGCCTGTCTGGCAACTACCGTTCTGCCGCTTCTGACAGTAACAGTCAATAGATGTTTATCCTCCATCTCCATCAGCCAGGCCATAAAATCCACAACCTTCTCAGCATCCGTTCTGAAAGCAAATCCCCTAGGACCGGCAACAGCATTGGTGAACAGGTCCAGTTGTTTAGGAGAGGAAAGACCAAATACATCCATAGTACCCACCAGCTCTGTAATCATCTTTTTCAGAAGCTTGAACCGTCTGGTCATATCCGCAGAGAACTTATTCCTTAAAGTAAGCGTCCTGGAAGGGTCATATTGCAAAGCTTTATTTGTTGTGATATTACAACTGCAACTCTGTATATGATTTCTCAGTTTACTTTTTCCTATCAGATTTGTCATCTTTATCCTTTTTATGTTTAGCTATAACCCTATCTGTTTCCTTTTTAAAATCTTCCATCCATTTTATCTGCTGTTCTTTAGTCATATACCTATCATTAAAAGCACCTAAACGATGACTACTTTTTGGCATATCTTTAATTAACTGTTTCTCATTTTCTGTTAAATAAATGCCAAAAGCCTTACAATTAGCCATAGAAAAATACTCATTACCTATACGTATAAACATTTTAAATCTCCTGTTTAGGTGGTTTCACTCCTGTCTGTTTCTGGAAAGCCCTATCAGCTTCCTGACGCACTTTTTCCTCTTCTGCAATAAGTGCCTGCTCATCCTGCATTGTTTTTTCCACTTCTGCTGTGACATTTTCCGCTTCCTGTTTATCCCATCCCAGGAACTCGACCAGGAAAGTAACGGGAGGCATCAGCATATCCGCCCCGCTTGTCATATAGTCTTTGACAATTGTCATTTTCTTCTGATTGATATCCACAAGCTCTTTATCACTTACCGCCGCAATATCAGGCCAGCCAACTAAATAGTCGGAGACCTTTTTCAAAGTGCCTGCTTTCATCTGGGCATCAATAAACGGTCTGAGAATTTGCGGTTCGGCATAATCCACTCTCCTTTCATCCACTCTGTCATCCCAGTTGTTTCCATCCTCTGTACTGGCCAATTCCCCTCTTTCAGACCCGGTCAATACTCTTACCGGGATTTGGGTACAGGCGCTTATCATCTGCAACTGGACCTTTACATGAGCTTCAGGAGATACTATTTGAGGAGAAAGCTGATTTGTCTTTATTCCCTGGAGCCTGAGGAATCTGTTAACTCCGTGCATATAGTTTTTTATCTCATCTTCCAGGTCCTCCATCCCCTGAGCATTAATATTGGTATCTTTATCCGCTTCAAATGACAATCCCGGGTAAGCTCCTCTCCAGAACATTTCAGCAGACCCTCCGACGATAGTTTCCAAATCCTGCATCCTGTTATATACCGGCTGTAATCTCGGTGTGCCATATATATCAGATTCCAGAGTATCATCAGCCAGATGTATGACTCTTGTCCAATGCACCTGGAGTGACAGACCTTTATTATTGGAGCCTTCCGATACATTGACAGAATAAACTTCCGGCTTTCCGAATCTTTCATCTGAGGTATCTTTATTAAAGGATGTAATTTCCGCATTCACTTCACTGTAGGGTTGCAGATATAAAAGCTGATTTGCTGTTCCGACAGGGGTTGCCATATCCTTGGCTTCTGTAACATCATTAAATCCCATCAGCAGAATACCATAACTTCCTATGCCGCTTAATCTGTCGGCACGTCTAAGATAATGATATACTCGAAGATTCCTGACCATAGCTTCCCATTGCTTTTCAAAAGCTGTTTTAACATCATTCTTTGCTTTATCAACTTCCATTATCTCGGGTTTGCCTCTCCAGGTGGCATCAGGAAAAGCATTGACCACCCTTCTGGCAATATCCTGCCGGATGTATCTTCCGTAATAACGATTATAATCCAGCGTATAGGGATATCCAAGAGCTTCATATAAATCTCTGTCTTTTCCATAGCTTTGTCCTAATCTGGAAGCATAGCCCGCCCTGGCAAGAGCATCATTCACAGAGCCCTGCATATTATGCACCAACTGCAACAGGATATTCTTCTTTTCATCTACTGTGACCAATTCTGTTTTCTCTTTCATCATAGCTCCTTGTTTATTATTATTTATTTTCTGCTTCCCCATGTACCGGCATTACTTTTCTTGCCGTGCAATAGATTATAAGCCCCTGAACTTGCATCTGCCTGGTCTTTATACTTACCGACAGGAAAGCTCTCCAGTTCCTTTATATAGGCTTTATTCCAGGAGCCTTTAAGCATGCAGACATTTCCTGCATTGACCTGGACTGCAAATGGTTCCGCTCTTGTTGCTTTGTCTCCTGTAGGATGATCAGTGACTACTACAAACCCTTTAAGATTTCTAACGGTCGCCTGTGCGCTTTCCTTCCCTCCTGAGCCACCTTCCTGCTCTATCCCTATCTTAACACAGGCCCCGTCCAATTCAGCTGTCTGCTTCATTCTCTGTTCTCTTTCCAATGCTTCCCATTGCCCTCTGACAACATCTAAGACTATTTCCATACCATTCTGCATTGTTCCTATCTCCACCCCTGCTGTAAAACAACCCTTATCTTTACTCCCTGCTTTATCCCAGTATCTGACTCTTTCGATTATCTTGGATGGCGATATCAACACTATAGGCATTTCATGTGGTTTAAACATACCCCCTTCCCTTGGAGCAGGGCGTTGTTGGAGCTGTCCTGCCGTGCCATATATGCCAAGAGACTTCTCCAGAGAACTTAATTCCTTTTCTCCGATTCTTTCAGGCCATAGTAATTCATCTTCCTCAGTCCTGGGGTCCTCTATTCCTAAAGTAGATACTATTCTGCTCTTGCCTTCATATCTTGCAGGGAGGCAGATATGGTCATATTCTTCATGATTATTAGCTAATATATGTCCAGTTAAATCATCCTCATTGACTCTTTGCATAATAATGATATATGCTCCAGTCTTAGGATTGTTTAAACGAGTGCTCATTGCTTCATCCCACCATGTGAGAGTAGAATTGCGTACTGCTTCAGATTCCCCTTCTACAACGTTATGAGGATCATCTACGACTATTATATCTCCCCCGTCTCCGGTTAAAGCTCCATCCACAGATGTTGCTAATCTATAACCTCCCATATTGTTCTCAAATTTAATCTTTGTATTCTGGTCTCCTGTAAGCTTGAATCCCGGCTGTTTGTTCTCAATCGCCTTAACATACGGAGGAGACTGAACTATGCGCCTACACTTAACGGAATCACGTATACTCAATGAATGAGAGTAGGAGCTGAAAAGGAATCCAAGTCCCGGATTTCTCAACCAGGCATAAGAAGGAAAGAATACAGAGACTGTAAGAGACTTCATGTGACGGGGAGGTATATTTATGATAAGTCTTTTTATTTGTCCATCCAGGACTGCTTCCAAGTGCTCTGCGATTAAATCTATATGCCAATTATGCATATAAACAGCAGGGTCAACATATTTCCATTCCGTAGATATGAAGTGCCTCATATTCCGAGTCATAAGCTCCATATCCACATCTGACATATCAGGCAGTTCTATATCATCCAGATTTGGCA